CAAAGCACCGACGAAGGCGAAGCGAACACCGCCACCGTCCAGTGAGGAACCCGCACGGCGGCCTGTTACGCCACCGTTGCGGAACAGGGATACAGTTTTCGGAATCCGCCGCGCTCCCGAAGAGGGACAATAAACGGCGGGACAGTCTTTGAAGGGCTTAGGCCGCATCGCTAGGGATCAGGGTGCGGCCCTTTTTATTTGTGTTTGACAACTTAGCGAACCCCAAGCAGCGCGCGTTCCTTGCGGCCTACATCATCAAAGCCCGTATCGCGGCAGCCGCGCGGATCGCGGGCGTCGATCGCGGCGCACACTACGAGTGGTTGCGCACCGACAAAGCCTATGCGGAAGCATTCGGGCAGGCTGAAAAGATGGCGGGCGATGTGGCAGAGGATGAAGCGAAGCGCAGGGCGATCAAGGGCATTCTCGAACCGGTTATCCATCGCGGGTACGTGGTGGAAGTGGCGCTGAAAGATCAGGACGGTAAGCCGGTCCTCGACGCGGAAGGCAAAGAGAAGCGCGTACCGCTGATGAAGCGCAAGTACTCAGACCGGCTACTTGCGCTGATTCTCCAAGGGGCAAAACCCGAGAAGTACGGTAAGAAGCTCGAACTCGGCGGCGAGGTTACCTTGAATCTGGCGGATCGGCTGGCCGCGGGGCGGGCTCGGGTTCAGAAGACTCCATCCAGTGACTAACCAGCGCTTTCACGCGGCCTGCACGCACGACAGGATCGGCGCGCAACGCAACCAGGGCCATCACAGCCAAGTCGGCCTGAGTGACATCGAGATCAAGGCACAACCGGTTGACCTGGCGCAGTGTTTCGCCGCGCACCTTCCAGTTCTTTAGGGATTCGGCCTTAGGCACTCGCTCCCATCGCTTGCACGGCGGGCGCTGGCTGTTCCGTGGTGGTGGCACCAGTGCGGAACTGACTGATGTAGTTGCCGAGTGCGAACCACTCTTGTTGAATCGAACCGCGAGCGTTGCTCGCTTTCTGCGCGCACATCTGGGTAAGCACCTCGACGGGCGGGCGGGTACTGGGCGGGTGGTGAGAACGAGTCACCGGAGTCGGGGCCGGCGCTTTTGCCCTCGCTGTCACCTGTTTCTTCGCGTTGTTGCTGCTGCTTTTGGCTTTATTTGCTGCCATGCATCGAGCTTAGCGTTATTGCGGCTTTTCCGAAACTGGGCGCATGATCTCAAGCCCATACCCGGGGAAGTGCTCTTCGATCACTTTGACCCACCGGCACCAGGGCTCATGCTGTGTTCGGCCACCCATGAGGTAGGCGCCGCAGCCGAAGCAGTGCACCGGAAGCACCAGGGCGGGCGGCTCGGGTTCGTCAGGCATCTTCGGCAATGAAGCGATTGAGCACGCCTGGCGTGCAACGATCGGCCATCAGAAGGTAGTTAAGCGAGTGGTGCACGCGCTCCCGGGAGTCAGAATCGGGCAGGCCGCAGAGAATGTCAATAATCGCGGATTGAGCGAAAGCCTCTTTTGCGGCTAGCGCACCGCGGGCCTGGGCATGCTCTTCCTGGTCCTGGGCAACTTCGGCTTCGGTCTTGTCGCGAAGCTCGAACTCCCCGAAGGGCTTGGTTTCCCCGGCGCTTCTCATCAGTACTTACCCCCGTGGGTAATGGCGCTGTTGACGTCCATGCGAGCCTCGCGCAGCTTGCGGATAGCAGTCGTGCGATCGGGACCAGGCGGAACCGTCACGATCACCATCTTGACGATGTTGGCGAGCGCCACGCGAATGGCTTTACCCGCTTCCTGCTGTTCGGGCGTCCAGGGATGGTACTCGAAACAGTCGTCGATGGCGGCCGAGACCTCATCGGTTAGCTCGCTGGCATAGAGGAAGTTACCCGGCGATCCCAAGGCACCGCTCATATCGGCTGTTCCGTCCTTTCGATCTCGGCCGCGGGCAACATGCGGCGCGAGTGGCGAGGGCACGACGGCCATTCATCCGGACGCGATTCGAGCAGGTTTTTAAAGTACACCTCGATCAGCCCGCACATCGGGCAATAGAGCATGGTTTTCTCGGGTGCGGGCTTAAGTTGTTCAGCCATGCCCACTAGCTTAAATGGCAACAGTCCTCGACATCGAACTAGCGGATGAAGTCGCGAAGTATTATGCGGACCCGCTCGGGTACGTGCGCTTCGCTTTTCCGTGGGGCGAGCCTGGACTGGGGCTGGAGAAGTACAGCGGGCCGGACCAATGGCAGACCGACTTCCTCATTGAATTGGGCGCGAAGATCCTCGAGCGCGGCTTCAATGGCGTCGATCCGGTTGATCCGATACGCGAAGCCATCGCCAGCGGCCACGGCATCGGCAAGTCGACCATGGCCGGCTGGCTCGTTTCCTGGCTCATGTCCACGCGTCCGTACTGTATCGGCACGGTCACCAGCAACACCTTTACGCAGTTAAAGAGCAAAACCTGGGCGGCGATCCAGCGATGGGTCAAGCGCGGCATCACCGGCCACTGGTTTAAAGTGGGCGGCGACAAGATCTACGCGCTCGAAGCGCCCGATGAATGGTACTGCACGGCGCAGACCTGCAAAGAGCAGAACTCGGAAGCCTTTGCGGGACAGCACGCGCACAAGTCCTCAAGCTGGTACATCTTTGATGAAGCATCGGCCATCCCGGAGCGCATCTGGGAAGTCGCAGAAGGCGGGCTCACAGACGGCGAGCCGCACTTCTATGCGTTCGGCAACCCCACGAGATCGCAGGGCAAATTTCACCGCATCTGCTTCGGCTCGGAGCGCAACCGATGGGGCAATCGCTCGATCGATTCGCGCTCCAGCAGTCTGACCAATAAGAAGCTGATTGCGGAGTGGATACAGGACAACGGGGAAGATTCCGATTTCGTGCGGGTTCGCGTGCGGGCTTACCGCCGAGCGCAAGCGATCTGCAATTTATCGACACGGCAAGGATCTTTGCGGCGCAGCACCGCGATCCCACTTGTTTCCCGGATGACCCGCTGATCGTTGGTGTGGACATCGCACGCGGCGGCGCTGACAACAACGTGGTCCGCTTCCGCCGCGGCCTCGACGCAAGAACCATTCCGCCAGTGGTCATTCCCGGCGAGCAAACACGCGACTCCATGCGCATGGTTGCTGTGCTCGCGAACATACTCGATACCGAGTACGAATACGCCGATCGAAAGCTAAAGCCCACGATGATGTTCGTGGACGCGACCGGCATCGGCGCAGGCGTGTACGACCGGCTGAAGCAACTCGGCCGCGACAATGTGCAGGAAGTCTGGTTCAGTTGGGAGTGTCCGGAAGCGCATCGCTTCGCCAACATGCGCGTGTGGATGTGGCAGAAGTGCAAGGAATGGCTGCAGCGCGGCGCGATCGACGCTCCCCCAATCAATCCGCGCGAGGGCGATCCAGCCGTCCAGCTTGAAATCGATCTGACCGGACCTGGCTACAAGCACGATTCGCGCGATAGAGTCTTGCTCGAAAAGAAGGAAGACATGAAGAAGCGGGGTCTGGATTCGCCCGATCACGGCGATGCGCTCTGCCTCACCTTCGCTCAGCCAGTCGCACCGCTGAGAGAACCCGACCCGTTTGAACACGAAGAATATGCCGGCAACCATGGCGAAACCGGCTGGATGGGCTAACGATTAATGAGCAACACACCGAACCCGAAGCGAACGTTGACGAAGTACAAGACGGAAGGGCCGCGGCTCGACTACGAGCAGGAAGCGCGCGACCTGGCGGCCAGCGTGCTGATCCTGGTATCGACGCTGCAGGATTGGGACGGCACACCCGAGGGACGTACCCCGGCGAGCATCCTGAGCGAGATGGTTCCGCACGCGCAGCGCATTCTCGACTCACCAGCGGAATCCCGTATCGTGGTTCCGTAATGGCTGTTTTAATGATTTCCATCGTTTGCTCGAAGGACGGGCATACGATCCTCACCACGATCGCAGAAACGACGGAAGCTGATCCTAAAGCGATGGAGTGGGCCATTGCCCGCAACGGGAAACGTCTGCTAGAGCAACTGGACGCGGACGTGGCCAGCGGGAGACTACCGTGCGTTTGCCCGTTCTGCGGCATACCGAAGAGCGAATTTGGCGTCTTGGTCCAGTTTGCTAAACCGGGCGTGACCAAAGAGCAGATCGAGCGCTGCATGGATGAACCGGAAGCGAGCCGCGAAGCGGAAGCAGCAGAAGCGATGCGGCGGCGCAAGATAGCAGCGCAAAACTAAAGGGCATGAACCGTCGAGGATTTCTAGCGGCACTGCTCGCGCCCGTTGTGGCGCGTGTGCTGCCGAAGCCAAAGCCTATCCGCCGCGAATCGCTCATCAGGAATGCACTCGACACCCTGAAAGCGGGCGATGTCGTCACGTTTGCCGGCGTCTATGCGGTCAATCCGTGGACCCTTGCCATGCATCGGGAAGCGTTTTTCATCGAGTACCCGTACCCGTACCCAAAGATCGGCGAGACGATCACGATTCGCAAGCCGCAACGCTTCACAGTGAAATGCCACACCACTAGTTAGTAAGTCCCCACATTTTTAACTGATTGACCGCAGAGGGCGCTCCCGCAAGGGCAGCGCCCTTTTTGTTTCCCCGTGACCAAACAACAAGAAAAATTCATAGCGCTGGCGCGCAAGCGCCTGCAGCGCTGTATCGATGCCGAGCGCGAGAACCGCGAAGAAGCGAAGACGGACTTGAAGTTCGTCGCGGGCGATCAGTGGGACCCCAAGCTCAAGCGGGCTCGCGAAACCGGACTGAATCCGCGGCCGGCGCTGGTGTTTCAGAAGCTCACCGGACCCATCCAGCAAGTCAGTAACGAAGCGCGCCAGAACCGCCCGACCATCAAGACCGCGGCCATCGACAGCGGCGCAACCAAGGAATTGAGCGATGTGTACCAGGGGATCATCCGGCACATCGTCTACTCAACCAATGGCGACGTGGCAGGCGAGATCGCGCTCGACAACGCAGTTAAGAGCGGCTTCGGGTACTTCGGCTTCACCACGCGCTACGTCGATCCAGGCAATGCGGACAACTGGGACCAGGAGATTGCGTTCCGATCCTTTTCGAACCAGTTCGTTGTGTACCTCGATCCGGATGCGCAGGAACCGGATAAGAGCGATTCAAAGTACGGCTTTGTCCTC